AAACCTAATGACTTACCAGTACCATACACAGGAGCACTTGTACCTAAAGGCAAAGTAACAGAATCACCCTTCTGTGGCCAAGGCAATGCACTAGTAAAATAATCATGCCGCTTACCACGGCGTAACAACGCATAATCAGTATATGTATCTGGACCATCATTTTTATGAACAGTCACAGAATTCTGCATATTCTGATCTCTGAACCACTCGTTATATATCAAATTATAAGCACGAGGCCAAAACGCACACACACTTACTGTATTACCAGACCCTACTTGTCCAACGGTAGGTAAACCCATATAGTCATATAAACCGCCTGTAGGGAACCCATTAGCAGGGCTAACAATCTGTGGAACAGTATATGAAATAGAATCACCTGGATCTTCTTGCTCTCCCATAAACTTTTGCCAATTATTCCAAATCAAACGATTTGGTACAAAAAAGAAAAAACTGTCCAAATGCATGTTATCCATGATTGGATATAAGGGCGTAGCCAAACGGGCAAATGCCGTCATCTTTAGATTAAACGTATCGCCGGGTAGTACTTCATCAACATAAACAGGTATCAAATAACCAGCATCAAAAGTTGTCTTATGGGTCTTTTGTGCTTTAAACCTACTGCGGGGTATATCCGCTTTAGGAATCATTGCAAACTGATGAACATCTACCGAGCGATTACGAAACATACAATCTCCTTAAGAATTACTTAATTTTTACATCTTTACCACGGACAATAACACTAGGGTTATCCCTAATCTCATAATTACCAGTCGAATCATCAAATACACCCAATTCATATAAATCAAAGTCATCTGGGTGATTAAACAACTGATTATCCTTATCTTCACGATTAACTTCATCTGTAAAAGAACGAATTGCAACACCTAATGATTGCAAATACATAGGACGGCCAAACGCTTCCGCTGCCGTATCTCTAACACTAACAATAACTGAAATCATAAAAGCTCCTTAAATTAACTCACGTTTTAACATCTTCACACGGGCTTTTGTAATAGTCTCTTTAACTAATAACCTTTCGTCCGTATTATCTTCAAAGTTAGCTTTACCTAAATCAATACGCTTTTGCTGAACTTCTTCCCATTCAAATGGGGACTCTTTTGAATACTTCAAGTCATAATACTTAGGGGGACGAACCTTTCGGCCGTTTATTATCACATAGTCATGTGGATAAACGTCCGATTTATATTTCTTAAACCATTCATAACCAATACCAGGCTTTAATGACATCTTATTAAACTCTGGCTTCTTCTCTAAAACTTCTCCAGTTTCTAAATCTGTAAACTTATAATGCATATCATGTTTACCTTGACCAGTTACCTTCTGCATAATATATCTAGCTACATACGCAGCGCTCTCAAAATTCACGTCTCCAACAGACGAATAACCATACTTCCATAACTTTTCCAATTCTTCGGATCTATAAAGCTTACTTCCACTTCCAGTTCGTTTCCAGTACTTGCGATCTGGAAAATCAAATCCGAATATACAGGCATGGAAATGAGGTCGATCATGCTTTTCACCATACTCTCCGCACATGTAAAATCTAATCTTAGAGCCAAATTTCTTCCTAAACTTTTTCATAAAAAGTTGAAAATCACGATAATGTAACGAACGATCATTTGGTAAATGTTCGTCACTATACGTTAACGTGATAAAACAATTGTTTGCATGAAGCTTCGCCTCATGTAAACATCGCATAGCCCACTGACGGCTACGCTCTAAACGACACCCAACACATTGACCGCAAGGCAGTGATAGTGTTCGACTAATGTCGAAATACTTCCTTTCGCTAAAAACAACCTGACCATCAACTGTCTGATATGCCGCTATCGGGTGATAGCATGGCAATTACAACCTCCAGCCACCACGCATTGGATTCATACGCATATTTGGGGCTTTAGTACGACGTACATTGTGCTTAAAATGCCGTGCCGACATCTTCTTATTTACAGGTTTTCTACGTAGCATAACTTCTCCTTGTGGTCTTTGGTGTCACCTAGCACAGTTACATCAAGTAAGTCACTGTGCTTCGGGGGCTTTCAGCTCCCCGACCGGTGTTTCTGAAGGCTCAGAAATGGGCTTGGCAGCTACTAAACCTAGTTTTGTAGCTTCTTCACGATTTTCCTCATTACCAAGAAAATCGATTAATTCTGCGGGATCGTTATTAAAACGACTCCGCAATTGGGCTGGCAGCTCCATAAAATCATCCTGGGCTGCCAAAACGGCATTAACTGCCGTATGGTAATCCAAAACCCCTGTAAAATCCCCATACTGGGGACTTAAAGGCTTACCAGGCAATTCGCCAGTTAAGCCAAACTGACGGACAATATAATTAATATCCGTCTCATCCTTAAAATTCTGTTGAGCCAAACTCGGGTCTGGACATGCCAGACCAGTCTCATCAGAAACTTTATCTACATCATAGTTATATGGTGTACGTAAAAAAGGGACTTTTTTATCTTTCATATTATCTACCACGGTAAGGCATCGGTTGCTTACCGATACTTGGTCTAAACATATTACTTACGTCCCGTGCAACGCTAGCAGCGGACGAACCCGCTTGCGATAAATCTCTTAACGCAAACGGATTATAAGGGGCTTGTTTATAATAACGCCCCTTTGATTCTGCCTCTGGCAAATCCCCTAATCGCTTAATTTGCTCATCAACACGCCTAACGGCTTCTTCTGCATTCGTAGCTGTTCTACGAGCATCATTCAATAATTCCTCCGAAATAAGGTTTTTCAACCTTTGCGAAACATTCGGAGCCTCTAATAACTTTAACTTAGTATCAGCACTATACATATCAGCACGCTCATACGATTCAACTGTATTAGCGTGCTTTAACTCTAAATCGGCCTTAATATTACCTAATTGGGCTGCACTAGACGCTAAAGCTTCTGCTGGATTTCTTAATGTAGCTTGTTGACCTACAGCTGCACTACCAGACGGCGTACCAGCACCACCTTGTTGATAGGCTAGCATAGGATTAAGCCCAGCAGCAATTAAATCTTTTACCGTAGTTTGGTACTGAGAAGCCCTCATACGCTCCTGAAAATCCATCTGTGATTGTGATTGTGCAGCACTAAAAGCTTGAGCAGAAGCTGCTTGCTCTGCTTGTGCTTGATTAGTAAACATACCACCTAACAAACTAGCCCCACCGCCAATAAAAGCGGGAATAATACTTGGGGCTGATAAAGCTTTACCAACCGATTCTATAACACCACTAAATAGTCCCATATTAAAAATGATCAATCAAACCAGGTACAGAGTACATTGGCATTGGACGAGCCATAGTTACGTCAAAGAAAGAATCAAATAAGAACTGCTGACCATTAGCAGCAGCACCCACAGCTACTACACGTGAAACTGGTGGGGTATCCTGTATAAACGTTGAATTCAACGTAGGCAATGACGTAAACTTCTGAGCCAAATGCCAAGCATCTAACGTACCTGTAGTCGTCGATCTAAACAAACCAGTAATTTGCGATGGCTTATAACGATACTCAGCCCATCTCTCTTGATAACCAAATACATCATTATCAGTACTTGCACCAGTAGCATAAATCTCTTTATTAAGAATAGCTTGCTCACCTAATGTAGCAAAAGCCGGGAAATAAAAATCATAACGTGTCGAACGACTCCACATGCGTGGTAATCCTTGCTGATATGTTAAATCAGCACGTACCGACACTAAACCAATAATAACGCCATGCTCTACAAAGCTTTGCGTAAAGCCATGACCACTTGCGAGTGACGTGCCCATAGCCGCAAGATTGCCCAAAACTGTAGAACCTCCAGAAAGATTGGTCGCACTTGTCTGGGCAATAGGATTGATATTAACAACAGTGGAACCGCCACCAAGATACTCAGGACGCTGCAAACGAGCGTCTGGACTAATAACTCCAAAATGAGAGCGAATAATTTCAGTATAACGTGTACCTCCACGGGCATCCCTTTCCAATAATTTTTGAATCTGAAATGATTGACGCAACTGATTAATTGTTGCAGCTGTAGCTTGACTTAAATCTGCATACAACCCGGATACTCCAGTTGTTACTACACCAAATGCTTTACCAGATGTAATAACAGTTCCTGAAGTTACTGTTCCAGTATTTACGTTGTAATTTCCAGTAAATCCTCTAACATATTGATCTCCACCACTTTGTAAACCAAAATTAGATGTACCATCACTCAAACCTAATGACTTACCAGTACCATACACAGGAGCACTTGTACCTAAAGGCAAAGTAACAGAATCACCCTTCTGTGGCCAAGGCAATGCACTAGTAAAATAATCATGCCGCTTACCACGGCGT